CAACAAGATATATCTGCATCAGATTATTATGATATTGTCATGCCATTGTTTGGTGAGACTGGTGAAATGGTTACTGAAAAAATAAGACAGTATGATGCTGAACTAGATAGATATGCAGATGGAGGTAGAGTTAATTTTGGTGATGGACCTCCAGGTAAAAGAGGTGGTGCATTTCAAGATTATACTAAAAGAATAAGTAAGCCGTCTGCTAAAGAATTAAAAATAGCTGAATCAGTTTATGGTAATACGTATAATAAAAAAGGTTTAGAACTTTGGAAATCTTTAACACAGGGACAAAGAGGTGGAATTAGACAAGGATCTACTACAGGTGGTTCAAAAGGTCCTAAACCCACAGCCCCTAATCAATTAGGTAAAGAAAAATTTTTAGAATTAGCAAAAGCTAATAAAGGTAAAACATACGAAGAATTTCTTGAAGTTATTAAAGATTATAAAACTGTAAGAGGTAGTGATTTTACACAAGAAAGTGTTCAAGATAGAGTAAAACAATATGGTTTAGGTGGTGGATTTTTTAAAAGAAAACCTGGAAAAGGATTCAATAAAGAAGTGGATGAAAGACGTTTTAAAAAAAGAGAAGCTTCTTTAGAAGCAACAGCTCCTTTTAAAGCAAAAGGATCAAAAGGATTTAACTTTCATCATATTAGACAGATTGGTGGAGACGTACCTTTAACAACTGACGACATAGCAATTCTTAATCAAAGAGTGAATTCTTCAATAGGTAGTAAGTATAACAAAAAATTAAACGATATAGCAGATGAAATTACTAAAAATAATAGATTAGCTTTAGAAGCAATGAATGCTAAAGAAGAAAATAAAGCTCTTAAACTTATGCAAAAAGTCGAAGCTTTAAATAATCAAGCAGAGGGAATTGTTAAAAATGCTATTAAAGATTTACCCAGTCCTTATAAAAAAATGGTTGGATTTAATAAATTTTCCCTTCCTACAAATGAATATGGATTGCCAATAGAAAAAGAACCTTATGTAATAAAAAAAGTTGGTGGAGCTGAAAGAACAAAAGGAGCAATACCTTTAGCAGATTTAACTTTGGAACAAGAAGCAGCATTAAGAAAACAGATTAAAACAGATTCTTTGAAATTAGAAAAAGCTGGATTGAAAGATAAAATACTTTCAGGAACAGGTAAAGTTTTAAAAGGAGTTGGTAAGGTTATTAAACCTATTGGATATATGGTAGGAACTAAAGCTTTGTTTGATGCTAAAGCTTTAGCAAAAAACCAAAATATAGATTTATCTCTTGTTGATCAAATAATGGCAGTGGATTCTGGAGATCCTTATGTAGCTTTAGATAACTATAAAAGAAGAAATGTACCTGGATATTCTGAAAAACAAGCAGGTATAACACTAGGTAAATTTAAAGACGATTTTACAGAAGTAGGAGAAGGGCTAGGTTCATTAAAAGGTAAATTAGATGAGTTATAAAAGACTAACTACAACCATACCCCCTAAATCAGGACCCATGCCTCAGGGCTTGAATATTAACTATAATACTGTTAAAACAGTCAAACAATCTGGAGAAAAAATAAATGGCGGATATAGACAAAGCACTTCCCAACGAAGTAAGAAAAGAATTTAATTTACCTGGTGAAGAAGAAATTCAAGAACAGTTAGTTGAAGAAGTAACTGAAGAACAACAATCACCTGAAGCTGTCGACATTCAAGAAAATGAAGATGGTTCGGTTGATATTAATTTAGATCCTGCTGCAGCATCACCTGAAGGTGGCGATGAGCATTATTCAAATTTAGCAGAATTTTTACCTGACGATGTTTTGGGAGAATTATCTTCTGATTTAAATAATAAATACATGGACTACTCTTCTTCAAGAAAAGAGTGGGAACAAACTTATACTAAAGGGTTAGACCTTTTAGGTTTTAAATATGATAATAGAACAGAACCTTTTCAAGGAGCAAGTGGTGCAACTCACCCAGTTCTTGCAGAAGCAGTTACACAGTTTCAAGCATTAGCTTATAAAGAATTACTTCCAGCAGATGGACCAGTTAGAACTCAAGTTTTAGGAATGCCTACTCCTGATAAAACACAACAAGCAACTCGTGTTAAAGATTTTATGAATTATCAAATAATGGAAAAGATGAAAGAGTATGAACCAGAGTTCGATCAAATGTTATTTAATCTTCCTCTTGCAGGTTCTGCTTTCAAAAAAGTTTATTATGATGATATGGAACAAAGAGCAGTATCAAAATTTGTTCCGGCAGATGATTTAATTGTTCCGTACACAGCTACCTCATTAGATGATGCGGAAGCAATTATTCATCGTGTAAAAATTTCAGAAAACGATTTAAGAAAACAACAAGTAGCAGGTTTCTATAGAGATGTAGAAATTGGAAAACCTCAAGACAAAGAAACAGAGATTGACAAAAAAGAAAGAGAACTTGAAGGAGTTTCAAAAACAAAAGATGAAGATGTATTTACATTATTAGAATGTCACGTTGATTTAGATTTAGAAGGTTTCGAAGATACGAATCAAGAGACTGGTGAGCCCTCAGGAATTAAAATACCTTACATTGTAACTTTCATAGAAGGATCAAATGAGATTTTATCTATTAGAAGAAACTATGAAGCAGGTGATCCAATGAAAAGAAAAATACAATACTTTGTACATTTTAAATTTTTACCGGGACTTGGTTTTTATGGTTTTGGTTTAATTCATATGATTGGTGGATTGTCAAGAACTGCAACAAGTGCACTTAGACAATTACTAGATGCAGGAACATTATCTAATTTACCAGCTGGATTTAAAATGAGAGGTATTAGAATTAGAGATGATGCACAATCAATTCAACCCGGTGAATTTAGAGATGTAGATGCACCTGGTGGTAATTTAAGAGATTCATTTATGATGTTACCTTTTAAAGAACCATCACAGACTTTATTAAGTTTGATGGGTGTTGTAGTAAACGCTGGTCAAAGATTTGCATCGATTGCAGATTTACAAGTTGGTGATGGCAATCAACAAGCAGCAGTAGGAACAACAGTTGCTCTACTTGAAAGAGGAAGTAGAACAATGTCTGCAATTCACAAAAGAATTTACTCAGCTTTAAAAAACGAATTTAGAATTTTAGCTAGAGTATTCAAGTTATATCTACCACAAGAATATCCGTACGATGTAGTTGGGGGTCAAAAAATGATTATGCAATCTGATTTTGATGATAGAGTAGATATAGTGCCAGTTGCTGACCCTAACATTTTTTCTCAAACACAGCGTATTTCACTTGCGCAAACGGAACTCCAGCTGGCACAATCTAATCCACAAATGCACAACATGTATCAATCATACAGAAATATGTATGAAGCATTAGGTGTAAAAAATATTGATCAGGTTTTAATAAGACCACAACAACCAGCTCCTAAAGATCCAGCATTAGAACACATTGATGCTTTAGGTGGAGCACAGTTTCAAGCATTTCCTGGACAAGATCATAGAGCACATATAACTGCTCACTTAAATTTCATGGCAACTAACATTGCAAGAAACAATCCAATGGTAATGGCAAGTCTTGAGAAAAATATTTTTGAACATATTAGTCTAATGGCTCAAGAACAAATTGAATTAGAATTCAAAGATGAGTTAGTACAAATGCAACAGATGCAAATGGCTATGCAACAGAATCCACAAATGGCACAACAGATGCAAATGCAGTTCATGATGATGCAACAAAGAGTGGAAGCTAGAAAAGCACAACTAATTGCTGAAATGATGGAAGAATTTATGAATGAAGAGAAGAAAATTACTTCACAATTTGATAATGATCCTATTGCTAAACTAAGAGAAAGAGAATTAGACCTTAGAGCTATGGAAAATCAACGTAAAAAAGAACAAGATGAAGAGAGAATGAATCTTGATAAGATGAAAACTATGATGAACCAGACAAATCAAGAAGATAAGCTTCAACAAAATGAAGAATTAGCAAATTTAAGAGCTGATACGTCAATTGAAAAGACAATTTTAAGCAAAACTATACCTAGTGCGGACTCAATGATGAAGAATACTGAAAATATGGTTCCAAATATTGAAATCATGCGTAAAGGTTAGTGACAATTAATAAAAAAACAGTTAAAATAAAAAAATAAGGAGACAATTATGGAAAAATTAGACAAAATTAAAGAAGTTAAGGTTTCTGAACAGCAAATTGAGATTGATCCAAGATCAAAAACATCTGCTGACAAAGCTTATAACTATATTGGTACTGGTGGACCTGAAGAAGAAGTTCAAGGTCAAGGTGCAGTACTAGCAGAGAAGAAAAGAAAATCTAAAGCGTACTAATATGTGGTTATCGGCAATTAAATTAGCCGCACAAGCAGGCACTCACATTTTTAAGAAACGTCAAGAGACGAAAATGCTCATGGCGGATGCACAAATGATGCATGCAAGAAAGATGGCCCAAGGAGAGGAAGCTTACCAAGGCAAATTGTTAGAAGCGCGACAATCGGACTGGAAGGACGAGGCGGTCCTCATAATATTAAGCACGCCCGTGTTAATTTTGGCGTGGGCAGTTATATCGGATGAT